TTGGTGGAAACTCGTTCCTGTACCATGCCAAGCAAAACAAACAGGCATACCACATCAGCTTTGACCGAGTGCAGTACAAGCTCGATGGCAACGGCTTGCCTGAAAGTTACATCGTCTATCCAGACAATGAAGAAATTATTCCAAACGTGACCAAAGGAATCACCATCCAGCTTTCCGAGATGGTTCACGTTCGCAGACCGAACCCAAGCTCACCAATCTGGGGCCTTTCGCCATTCGTTCCAGGCAGACGCTCGGTGCTGTTCAATCGGTATTCGCAAGACTACCTGAACAGCTTCTACCTCAAAGGAGCAACGCCTCAAGGAATCCTTGAGATGGAACAATCAGCCAATGAGCAGTCTGTTCTCCGCTTGCTGCGCTCGTTTGAGTTGGCTCACACTGGAAGACGCAATCAACGCCGCACAATGCTGCTGCCAAAAGGCGTGAAGTGGTCTGCTGCCGACCATAAGATTGCCGACCAGCAAATCACTGAACTCGTTCGCATGAACCGCGAGACAATTCTGAACACATTGCACATTCCAAAGCACGTCGTTTCTCTGCAAGAAGCTGGCTCGCTCGGCTCTGAAGAGCACAAAATGGCGCTTAAATATTTCTGGACAGCAGCTCTGCTTCCAACGGCAAATGCTTTGGCTGCTTCTTTGACCAAGCACTTCCGTCAAGCCGGAATGCTGGCAGTCAATGAAGAATTGCGATTTGACACGTCCGAAGTCGCAATCTTGCAAGATGACCTCAAGGCCAATGCTGAAACCGCAAATTTGCTGCTTTCAACGCACACCTTGAACGAAGTTCGTGCCACTGTCTTTGGCTTGCCTCCATTGCCAGAAGGAGACTACACGCCTGGTGTCGCTCAACCGCTGCCAACGCTTGGTTTGACGTCAGCAGAACCAATGCCTCAGCAGGAACTGCCAAAGCTGGAGGTCATCGAAGCAGTTGAACCTCAGCCAGTACCAGAAGAACAGCCAGCACAAGTTGAGATGCCTCAAACCAAGGAACTCGGCCGCTATGCCTCGCAGGTCAAAGCAAACGAGGACAGCCTAGACGCTTATTTGAAGAAAGAACTGCCAACAGTGACTGAAGCCGCATTGGATTTCCTCGCTCTTGAAGCTGAAACAGCGGTCAAAACACTGCGCTCAAGCAAAGGCATCAAGGCAGACCTTCCATCAGCCAAAGAATACAAAAAGCGTTTGGATAAGGCGCTCAAAAGCCTTCAGAAGCAATACATCGAAAAGCTCAACGAACCTCTGGAAGCCTCAATGAGCCTTGGCTACGACCTCCAGGCCAACATGATATTCGACAAGCCAAGCCGTGACGCTCTGCTCGCTGCCAAGCAAACAGATGCCAAAGGTCGCGCTGCTGCTTTGGAAGCTCGCAACATCGAAACCTTCAAGAACGTCAGCAAGACAACCACTGACCGCGTGATGAAGATTGTCCAAAAAGGCATTGAAGATGGTCTTTCAGTCGATGACGTGGCAAAGCTGATTGTCGAGGACTCAATCAAGATTGGCCCAAGCCGCGCTCAGACGATTGCCAGAACGGAAACGCTCACAGCCGTTTCACTCGGACAGGCATCAATGATGGAGCTTGCTGCCAAGGCGATTCCTGGACTCAAGAAGAGCTGGATTACATCACAAGATGAGGACGTGCGTGAATCGCATAGAGCTGTAAACGGTGAGATTCGGGATACTGACGAAAAGTTCAGCAATGGTTTAATGTATCCAAGAGATCCGGATGCCGAACCAGGCGAGTCCATAAATTGCTTTGTAGGAGAGACGAAGATTTCAGCTATAGACGGTGAAAAAATCTATCGGAGATTCTATCAAGGAGAAGCTGTCGTTGTTAAAACAGCCAGCGGCTCTGAGGTTACCGTCACTCCGAATCACCCGATACTGACGACAGATGGTTGGGTTCCTGCTGGCAAGCTGACAAAAGGCAGTAATTTGATCAAGGCATCCGTCAGTGAAAACTCTGCTGCTAAAATCGACATGAAGATAATGCCAACCAGCTTTCGTGAGATATTCAATTCGTCTGCGGAGTCCAAAAACCTTGTGAGGAAATCCAGTTCCCGTGGAGATTTCCACGGCGACGTTTCCACAGGCGATGTCGATATTGTAAGCCTCAACGGGAAACTGCATATGAGCGTCGAGTCCGGCTTTGAGAAGGTGTCCGTAAACGAGAGCCTCACCGACACCAACCTTGCTGTGAGTGATGCGCTTCCTTTCGGCAGACAGGATGAGTCTGTGTCTGGAGGCGGGCTTTCCAGTGGTGGCAGCATGGCAAGCAGCAACTTGACGCCTTCTTTGCTCGGGAGTCATCCTGCTCCACTTGAGAAGCTCGGCTTCTCTGGAGTTTCTAATTTTGACGCCTCGCTTCAGCAAATGACGAGTGATGGATCCTCTATCGACGTTGAACAAATCAGAAACTTGCTTCATGCTCATCATTTGGTTGACGTAACAGTCGAACCAATTGTCGATGTCACTCGAACTATACTTGCGACTCATGTATATAATCTCCAGACAAAATCTGGAATTTACCTAGCAGATGGATTGGTGTCGCACAACTGCCGATGCGTCCTTGTGACTCTGGCACCGGAAGACCTTGAAGATTATCGTGCTGAACTCGAAGCACTGAAGGAGAATGCAGAATGATTAAGTCAATGAAGGAAGCCAAGTTCAAAGCACTTGGCCAAAAGGCAGCAGACAACGCAGTGGTCATTGAAGGCTACGCCAACAAATTCCAGTCAGACGCTTACAATGAGCGCATGGATCCATTGAGCGTCAAACTCGACCGCTTCAAGCAAAACCCAATTCTTCTGTTCAATCACGACATGAACTATCCTGTTGGCAAGGTCGTTGCCGTGGAACCTCGTGAGGATGGCTTGTTTGTCAAAGCTGCCGTCAGTCATGCTGACCACGAAAAGATTGCCTATGTGCGCGAGCTAGTTGCCGATGGTACGCTCTGCACTTTCTCTGTGCGTTTTGCTGGCGAACAAGTGGTCGAAGATCCGGAAGTCGCTGGTGGTAAGCTCATCAAAAACTGGGAATTGCAGGAGGTAAGTATCGTGTCCATTCCAGCGCAACCGGATTCCACATTCTCATTGGCCAACGCCAAGTCGCTTGGCGAAGCTCGTCAGATGGTTCTCAAAGCCAAAGGAGCAATGGTCGCTCAAGTGGCTGCTGAACACATCGCCAAGCTCGAAGAAGCAGGCGAGAAGAAAGAAGACCTGCTTGAGAAGATTTCCGAGCAGTCTGGCAGTGAGCCTGGACAGCTTGCCGAGGTTCTCGCAGGCAACGTGACTCCAGTTCCAGAGCCTGTGCTGTCGGCACTCGCTTCGGTTCTTGGCATTGACGCTTCCGTGTTGGCTGAACACAACGCACACGACGTTGAAGCTCAGAAGAAGATGGACGCTGAGAAGCCAGAAGAGAAAATGGAAGAAAAGCCTGAAGAAAAGAAAGAGGACGAAAAAGCAGAATATCCTCCGCTGTCCCAGGCTGTGCAAGAATGCGTTTCGGAGAAGATTCCGAAGCTCATCCAAGAAGGTAAAGAGCAAGAGCAAGCTGTGGCCATTGCAATCTCGATGTGTTCAAAGGAAAAAGGCTGTTCAGAGTTTCAACCAACTCGTGAGATGATGGCCAAGTGGCTTGATGATTGCGACAAAGTAAAGCAAGCTGAACAAGAAGGCACACCTCAAGAATCGGTCGCAGTACCAAACAAGGAACCAGAAGGCATGAACGACAACGCGCTTTTGATGTTGATGAAGTCTCAGCTTGAGATGCTCGGCGCAATCTCGGTCAAGCTCGACAAGCTGGCTGAAGTGTTCATGGCTGCGGCTGAAAAGCCAAAGGTTGAAGTTGAAGTTGAAAAGGAAGAGCCTGAAGCGGAAATGCCAGCAGAGGCAGCCGAGCAAATGAAGGCCATTCTTGACCGCTACGAGGCCAAGCTCAAAGGCTTGCTCGCTTGAAAATTCTGTCCGTGTGATACACTGTTACTCG